TAAATAATATAATAAATAATATAATAAATAATATAATAAATAATATAATAAATAATATAATAAATAATATAATAAATAATATAATAAATAATATAATAAATAATATAATAAATAATATAATAAATAATATAATAAATAAATACTAATTATTATATTATTATGATTGAGCAGGATTTTATTATGCTTATTATGAACTGTAAAAAGTACATCAAGAAAGCTTTATTTCAAAAGCGAACCTGGCTTAAAAGTATTCCACCCTATTTATGTTACTATCATGTAATTGGTGATGAATCATTAGAGTCAAACCATAAATTTGACAATGAAAACAATATTTTATGGGTTAAAGTTGCTGATGATTATAATTCATTGCCTAAAAAAGTAATTAGTGCTTATGAAGCAGTTTATGATACATTTAATTTTAGATATTTATTTAAAACAGATGATGACCAGATTCTGGTAAAACCACAATTTTTTGATGTTATAAAAAAATTAATTACAAATATGGTTCCTCCTCCACATTATGGCGGTTACATTGTAGATGTTAAACAACCTTATCTCTCTCAATACAATAGAATACATCCCGAACTACCAAGTCGGTTACCATTATATGTAACCAAATATTGTAGTGGTAGATTCTATTTTCTCTCTAGAAGTGCCATATCTAACTTGATCAACAAGAGAGAAAATATAATGAAAGAGTATCTAGAAGATTATGCTATCGGGTTTAATTTAGACCAAAGATTTAAAACAAATATTATTTCATTGGCAACGAATACTTTTTTTACAGATATAGAATTTTCAGACTTTCCGCAACTATTGAAAGAAGATAAAATTTAAAATTTAATTTTCCCCATATTTGCTTTATGTTGTATAACAATATTCGCTTCAAATTGCGCTTTTTGTGCTCTTAAAAATGCTTCTTTGTCTAAATCAATCATTACTGGAGTATAATTTGTAGGTCTTTTTTCAATGTCACTATAATCTTCTCTCTGAGTTACAGTTAGAGGAATAATTAAAAACCAATTATCTCTCCTCTGTAGTTGAAACCAATATTTATCAATAGCATATTTTATATGTTGTTCTGGAAATTTTATTAAATTTTGTATACCACTTCTAAAATTATCAATCAATGTATCAAAATAATGAGCATTTACTAGATAACCTGTAGTTGTTTGGCACATGGAAACCTTGACACAAGTATCATCAATTTTTGTATATGGTGGAACATTATTTCCGCCAATTAATACAACATCCCACGATTTATGATTTGAAAGAAATTTATTTAATTGAGTTATAAAAATATCTGGTTTAAGAAATTTAATATCATCTTCAACTATTAATAAATGTGGCCATGAATTAGCTTTAGCATTTTCCAAACACTTTAAATGACTCATGCTACAACCTAAAGCGCCATTAGGTAATTTAATGGCATTAAATCTTTCGGCATTAATACCAATAGCATTTAATTGTGATTCAACATGTTGTTTTCTATCAGGTCTTGATGCCAAATTTATATAAAATGCGTGTTTAATATCTGTTAATGATTCCATAATATAAAATAATAATTAAAAATGTTTAAATATGTATTTTAAATTATTATTTTATATTATGAACTTTAAAAGAAATAAACAAAGAAATATAAATAATAGAAGTAGTTTATTTGAAAATATTTTAAGTAAAGTAAATAATAATCCAATTAATCTATATGGTCGCTTACATGAAAAACCTAAGGCTAAATGTTTTTGGGAAAATGATACCGAACCATCTATTTGGGTATCATTATTAATACCAAGTTATAACACAAAAGAAGAGTATTTGAATGCATGTATAAATTCTATAAAAGAACAGATAGGTTCATTTGGTTTGGAAGTTGTTTGGATAAATGATTGTTCTAATGAAACGAATACAAATATATTAGTTAAATTATTAGATACTTTGATAAAACCACTAAAAAACTGTAAATTAATATACGAAAGACTTGAAACAAATTCAGGCATTAGTTTTTGTTTAAATCGGGGTGTAAATTTATGTTCTAATGAAATAATATTTAGAATGGATTCTGATGATATTATGAAGTACGATAGAATAACAAAACAATTGGATTTTATTCTTTCAACTCCGTCTTGCGTAATGTGTGGGACAAATATAAAAACATTTAAACAAGTAAATGGTGTTAAAATTGTTGATAGTGATTCTAACCATAAAAATATATTAACATGGGATGATTATAAAAAAAATCCAAAAAAATGGATTTTAAACCATCCTACATTATGTTTTAAAAAGACGAATATTTTTAATATAGGTAATTATAATAAAGATTTTAAATTACCATTTGAAGATTTAGAACTAGAATTGCGTGTATTAAAAGCGTATGGAGTAGTATATAATTTAAAGGAATCATTAGTTTTTTATAGAATACATGCTAGTCAAACATCAAATAATAAATCTGACCATATTGAAAATATGAAAAACGCATTAATAAAAACAATGATAACCAGTTAAATTAAACTAGTATTTATTATATTATTTTTCTCTCAATAAACAATAATATAATGAATTTAGACAAGAAATTTATTGCCCAACAGATAAAAAATATATCAATGAAGGATGTCGATAATGAAATGTATAAATTAATTCAAATAGGAAAAGATGCTGACACTATTGGTCCGCGTTCTAGAATTGGGAATAATATCGTAGATTTCTTTACATTTGTTCAACGTTTAGAAACCAAAGGTAAATATGATACCAATTTTTTTGATTTTTTAAAAAACATAGATGAATTTAAAAAGAAAAAATTCATTCAAACGATGTTAACATATTATAAGGAAGTTAAAAATAAAAACAATACAAAAAATGAATATATTGTTTATAAAGAGGTATATAATATATGTATAAGTGCAATAAATATAATGAGACCATTAAATTGTATGGAGATTTATTCAAAATATAAAGCAAAAAGGGTATTAAATTTTTGTTCAGGTTGGGGTGGTTCAACAGTTGCGGCAGCGGCTTTAAATTTGGACGCATTTTATGGTGTAGAAATAAATACGAGTTTAAAAGAACCTTATGACAGAATGATATCATATTTGAATACAAAAAGTGCGACGTTTTTTGATATAAGGTTTGATGATGCTGCGGCATTCAATTATAGCGAGTTTAATTATGACACCGTATTCTCGTCTCCACCATATTATTTTATTGAAAAATATGTAAACAATATACAATACGAGTCTAAAAAAGATATGGATGAAAAATTCTACGAACCGGCATTCACCAAATCTTATAATAGTTTACAATCTGGAGGACATTTTATAATAAATATTTGTAAAGAAGTTTATGATAATGTGTTGAAAAAACTACTGGGCGAAGCACATGAAATGTTTCCATTGAAAAAATCTAAAAGACAAAATGAACATACTGAAATGGTTTATGTGTGGAGAAAAAATTAACGACGTTGTCCCATCCATATTTTTGCGCTTGATTGAGCTCTAGGTTTAGCTCCAATGTATGTTGCGTATTGTGGTGAATACTTATTTGGAGGAGGTTGTTGCCTCATTTGTTGTTGTCTCAATATATGTTGTTGTACCTGAGCTCTATATATTTGCTCTTGACTAGGAGGAGCAGGCGGTTCTTCACTACTTTTATTAAAATTATTAAATGAATCTTCTTCTATTTCTTTTCTTTTATCCTCCTCTAATTGTTTTAATAATTCTGGGGGAACTACTTTACCCATTTTAATTAAATACTTAGCTACATTTTCCCTCTTTTCTCTAGTAGTTGGATAGTGTGGAATATTCGACCAATCTGTTGTATTTATAACAGTTTTCTTTGTTTCTTTTATTTTATCTGGATTTATTATTTTTCTTTTTGGTTCTCTTAAATCATAATTATAATATTCTTCCGAACCAAATGGGATATGTGTTAAAAATGTTTTAATGTTTACAATTTTAATATTAGGATTATGTACTACAAATATATTATCATTTGGATTATCTGATTTATCATCAATTGTATAGCTTAATTGTGATATAGTTGTTAACCCATCTTGGCCATCATCATATTCACCCCTCCATGGATCTTTTTTTGATATGATTCTTGATATTCCATCAAAAAGTTGTAAAATTTCTGGACTACCAATATTATAAAATACACTTCTATCAACTTTTAATCCAACTCTATCACATCGCTTTTGTAAAACATTATCTTCCATACCCCATCCCCAAAAACACGCGAACCCATTTGTTTTTTCAAAGTCAGCACCTTTCATTACGACAATACCGCCTAAAGCATATTTAAATCCATAATAATGTTTTACAATTCCATGTGTTGTTTCGTAATCAAATATTTTACTAAATGGAATAGTATCTACATCATTAAAAATAAAAGTAATATCTTTATAGTGTTCGGGATATTTATTTCGTGCTGCAATAAAACCAATATTTTTTACAGCACCTCTATTAAAAGTTCTGGCATCACATTGATGAGAAAAAAATATCTCATAATCATCTTTATCTTCTAATAAAAAACTCATATACTTACAGAAAAAAAATTTATGTTGAACGCGATTTCTGTAAGGAACTATAAAAATACGCTTTGGAATTTTAACTTTTTCTGACATTATAATTATCATATAGTTTTTATTTTTACATTTAAAACTTAATAATTATAAATTTCATAATTACTTTACCATTTCTAAATTATATTTTTTTAATATTGCTACAGGAACTATATTTTCTTCTTTGGCTATTTTTTCAAGTTTTTTATAACATTTATTTATGGTTACTTCACTTGTTTCACTTACATTTTTAACATCTTTTTTACTAATATTTAATTTACACAATTGTGCTATAAAATAAACAACTCCTGCTGCTATTGATGGTGGAGTATTTTCAGGCATTACATCCATTTTTTCTATTTTCATTGAAATAAATTGGCACAATTTTGTTAATTCATTATTTATATTTAATTTACTGCAATATCTATCAATAAATGCTTCTGGTTTTGTTTTTCCAAAATTAGTTTTTTCCTTGTTATCCATATCTTTTTCTAAATCATTTATAATTGATAACGCATTTTTACAACCTTTAGTCGCGCTAGTAGCGTCTAAATGAAATATTTGCGCAATTTCTTTGGCTGTTCTAGGATAATTATTGATTCTACATGAAATATAGATAGAAGCAGCAACAATTCCATCACGATTTACCCCTCTGAATCTATAATCTGATTCTGATATTTTTTTATGATAAATTATGGCATCATCAATGATCATTTTGGGAATCCCTGAATTATTAGCCATTGTCGTAATAATTTGAAATTCATCGTATTGGGTTTTTTCTTTATGTGGCATAGATTGCCATTCCGAATAACGTCTTATCTTACGCATTTCATAACTCATTGGACCAAAACATAATACTTTACAACCATAAGAAGATTCTTCTAAAAGCGGATTAATTGGCATACCACATCTGGTTGGGTCTGAATTCTGATTATCGTCTGCTCCATAATATCTCCATTCAGCACTCTGATCTACTAAATCTTTATAAATAATACCACATTTATTATTTGTACATGTTAAAAATCCTTCCTCAGAGAATGCTAAAATGGTCTCACATCTTTCACAAAAATCTCGATTTCCTGAACCATAAATACACTCTAAAGGAACTGTCGGCTTTTCTGGATTTCCAACTTCTGAATCAAATATATTCCATAATTCAGACTTATTTATATTATTATTTTTACGTTTTTGACTTTTATCTTTACTAATCATTATATTACCATTAATTAGATAAAATATTTTTAATTCAATTTTATTTATATTTTTTTATATATATTTTTTTAAGTCTCTATAATATATGGGTAACAGCACATCATCTATAAAAAAAGCTGAATCTGAATTCAATAACTTTTATGAAATTATCGATTATATAGCAACATATTATATTTTAACAATGGATTTTAAGAGCTTAAGCAAACTTTCTGAAAAGGCATATTGTGATAAACTTGTTGTTCTCACTTCTGATATAATTGAGAGATACTTTAATGATATGGAAGTTACCTTTTTAGCTCAAAGAATTAAAGATGGGGTTGAAGTTAATGATTTAAAAACTGAAAAAATTAGATTTATTAATCAAGACAATCTCCAAAGTTTAGATGTATCTAATGATACACAAAAAAGTATTAGAAAAAAACGCATATGTATTGGAATTGCTAAATATTATGTTAAAATAGCACATGTATTTTCCGCTATTATTATGACAATTAATCCTGTTTATACATATAAAGATTCAACTGGACAAAATGTTAAAACAACACTTCTAGAAAAAGATAAAATTCCTAAAAATGTTAATAGAAAATTATATAAGTTAAATATATGTGATAATAGAATTAGAGCCCTTAAAAAAGGTGAAATCATAGATGATCAAACAAATAGTGTTACGATGCAGCCACGTGTTTGTGATATGAATATTGATAATAATGGAACACAAAAATCTTTAGCAGATGAACCCGGTATTCAAGAGCTTATGCGTTTATATATGGATGATAATTATGACTATTCGAATGGCTCTTTTACTGGTATGTCAGAAGCAACCGAAAAACAATTTCGTAAAGATTTAAAAACATTTTATACAGCATTTACAGGCAATGAAGAAATGCCTGATACCATTAAAAAATTTAGTGACATTAAATTACGCGATTATAGCAAAAAACCTGGATGTCAACCTCCTAATCCAACTATTAAAGGAAAATATACAGTTGATAAGAAAGGTGAATTATATGTTAAGTACGCTGAAAATATAAAAAAAATGATTCAATCTGCTGCTGATAATCAATATAAATTATTAGAAGTAATTAATGAATTATTTACCTATGTAAATGACCCTTATTCTGGAAAACGCGTCATTCGTATTAATCCTAAATTAACTGATACAGCCTTACAAAAAGCTATTGAAAAAACTAGAAAATTTATTATTGATTTATATATTAAATGTGAAACTGATTATGTTAATGGAGTTCAACTTTTTGAAGCAATAGTTGAAAGTAAAATTGTTGAGACAACACAAAATCAAATTGAAAATCTTAAAAAAGAAGCTTCTAAAATGATTTCTCAAACAAAGAAGGCATCAGAACCTGTAAAACAACCAGCTATAGTTATTGTTGGAAATGATATGTCATCTAGTTCGTTATCCAATACTTCAGCTAACACATCATCAACTATGCCTCTAACATCTACTAACACATCATCAACTATGCCTCTAACATCTACTAACACATCATCAACTATGCCTCTAACATCTACTAACACATCATCAACTATGCCTCTAACATCATCTAATAGTTCTATTAGTTCAAATTTAGGAAATTTACAGAATTCTCCTCTTCCATATTCTACAAATAACCTATCTACTTCTATACAAAATACCTCCTACAAATAATATTAAAATTTAAAAATGTTAAAAAGTGTATAATATATATTATAAACTCGTAGTATGTATTGTGTAAAAAGCAAATTTATCGTGTTCACGTTAAATCATCACCATGTAGGGAGTGAAACTCAAAGATGTAGAAGGAGATATGGGTGTAAATACGCTTAGAGAAAAAATAAAATCATATTGCCGTAAATTAAACAATAAACACGTATAAATAAAGTATTAATCCTGTTAAAATAATTGGACTACTAATTATATATGAAATAATATCATATATATTTAACAACAAAACCTCTATTTTTTTACATAATTTATAAAACCATTCACATGTTCCCATTACCAAAAATATGAAAAATAAATGTAAATATGGTAAAAATATAATTGAAAATAATGATAATAATATAAACATTGGAGTATCAATATGAATATTCATTCTATAACTATATAAAATCAAATTAAGATTTTAAATGGTTTCAATACATATTTTATAATGAACTAATAGAGCCAAAAAGTTTTCTAGCATTAGTTAATGCTTGTTGTCTCAAAGTTTTTCTGGCTGCATCAATATCGCCAGTTTTTTCTAAAGTTTTTTGAGCAGCATCAATAGCAGTTACCCATTTTTTTCCGTTTTTTTTTCCACCTGCAAGTGTTCTAGCCATTTTCCTGTTCGTTTTTAAGGTTTTATTTCTGCGCATTTTTAAGCTTTTATTTCGGGTCGTTCTCATTATATATTAGTTAAATATTTTATTGTAATTGATTAAATATTTAATATTACGCTAGATAATTAAATATTTAATATTACGCTAGATAATTAAATATTTAATATTACGCTAGATAATTAAATATTTAATATTACGCTAGATAATTAAATATTTAATATTACGCTAGATAATTA